ATATTATTTACATTACTGGTTAGGAACTACAAATGGAACCATAACAGCATACACATAAATTGTGCCAGCTGTAGTAATTGTAAACTCAACATAATTAGTGCTATCAAGGAACCTAGCAGATTCCATATCAGCACCACCTACAATCACACTTGCCTCTGTACCCACAGTAATAGAAGCAGCAGCCCCCTGATTGATTTCAGAGAAGTTGTCACCTGCATTAAGTGTTACTACACAAGAAGCCGTGGACGAATAGTTCTCGAAAACTACAGCAAGAGTGCTGAAATTCAGGGAACTCTGAGCAGTAGTAGCCGCTACCACAATGGTAGAAGTTGTCCCACCAGAATCAGTCTTAGTGAGAGTAGCACCTGTAAGCGCGGGGCTAACAGGGTTAATTGTCTTGGAACCCATATTGTCCTCCTATTAACCAGCAGCTTCAGTAAGATGCAGAGTGCAGAGAGCGTTCGGGCGAACAACCTTAGCACCATACACATAAAGACCCTTAACACCCTGGTCAAAATAATCTTCCCTATTGACAGCCTGAATCTTGCTGACCTGTCCTGCATAGGAAATAGCACTCTTATTGAGAGCCATAACCGCAGAAACAGCAGTAGCAGAACTCTGGACGTTGTTAGAAAGAACAAGTCTAAAACCAAAAGCATCACCAACATATCCACGAGTAAGCGCACCATCATCAAACACTTTCGGGACAGCAGTAGCGGAAATACCACCAACTTCTGCCAGAATCAGCTTCTGATGGAGCCAAGGCGGAATGACCATAAACCTGTTAGCTTCAGGTACATTCTTCTCAGTCATATACCTTGCGGCATAAGAAAGGGTGAGAATAACGTTGCCAGAACTTACAGAAATAGGGGAAGCACTAGAACCCATGTAAGTGGTATTCGTGATTCCGGCCTGAGAGTAAAGTCCAGCAAGATACTGGTCAATCGTATCACCAATGGCATATGCAGCTTCTTCCATAGCACCATTCATAACCTTAGGGTTCTGTTGTGCTGTATCAATATCATCAATCGTGAAGCTAAAAGTCTTAGCCTGATCGATTGTCAGCACTTTCTGTGCTGAACTAAGTTGCTGCCAAGTAATGGCATTATACTTAGTATAATCGTTAATGGTGACAGTACCAATCTCATTGATTTTAACTGTATCACCCATATTCCTGATTTCGCCTTCATACATTTGTTATCGTATTGGCTCTTTATCCAATACTTCTTATGGTTACTTATTTCCCATAAGATCGGACTATATCATCACCTATTGTAATTTTCTCGTCTTTTTCGTGCATAACAGGCATCACATAAACCTTTGCGGCGTTCCGCATAAATCAATCTGCCACATTTACACACACCAACAGGTGTTTGGCGCTCGTGGGCTTCTACGGCTGCTACATGAGCAAGTTTATATTTCATAGAAGGAATTATAAAAGGGCTTACCAAAGCAACAAAATCATGGCTCCCTTTTGTATTAGTTTCTATAAAGAAGGCTTTATTATCAGGTGAACCTTTTCTATATCTAATATTCCATCCTATTTTATATGTTTGATTGAACCAATCTACAATTAGCTCAACCTCTTTCTTACTACAATATGTAGCAATGCTAGTAGAAACAGAGTGAACCCATCCATCGACAGTGACATTTCTTCTACAAGAACCATCATCCATATACCAAAAAGCAATCCCTTGTGGTGTTAACATACTTAAATTCTGTTCAGTATATGTCTTTACCCCAAATGGGTAACACCATCGTTTAATCTCTCGAAAATATGGATGAGAGGTGGAAAATCCAGTACATCTATACTGCCCATGTACTCCATTAGGATGCTCATGTAATTCTGCATGGCGGTCAAGCCATTTATTGATACAATCGCATTTATATTGGCAGTAATCCATCTGATCTAAAGAATGTACTATCCTTATTTCAGAAGATTCATATTTATATTTTCCATCTTTCAAGCGATTTCTTATATTGATATAAGCATCGCCAAATGTCATGCCTATTAAGGCTCCTCTAATTCTACAATCCATTTTATGTTCCTTCAGGGCATCAAGCCCGAACATCTACCATAAAAACCTAGTCTCTGAACCTTCCCCTATTTGGGGCTTGGCTGCTGATTGCCTTTTCAGGTTTCCAGCAATTCACCAAATTTTACACGGACTATTTTAGGCGTTAGTCAATCCGTATTTACCAGAGAGGCAAAAACCAGAGCTTTTCGGAGTCTCACAAAGAGTTTAGCACTCCAAATAGTTGGATTAAAATTTTCCAGACCCATAATGGCCCTCCTTTACACAATAGCAGATTTAAGTTCTTATCTGCTCATCCAATTTATTATTCATTTCAAGCTCAATAAGTTCTTTTTCAGACATCTTAGATAAATCCAATTTACCAGAAGATTCTTTCTGATTCCCCGCACCAGGCTTAAATCCACTAGCAATTAGTTCATTTACCTTAGCTGTCTTAGCATCCTCTATCTCCTGCTTATACCGCCTCATATACAAGGCAGCCTGTTCAGGGCTTGTAAAAGGGATGTTCTCAATAAAATCAAGGGGAACTTTTTCCTTAAAAGCCATATCTTTAATATGACTTTTAAGTCTTTCCATTTCCCTTTCCTCATTCATCCTTTTCTGATTCTCCTCTAGCTCTCTAATCCGTTTCTGCTCAGTAGTTTCTTCAGGATTCCTTTTCAAAAGTTCAGCAGCAACTCTTGCATTAACTTCGGATTCAAAAGTTTTTTTCTTAAAAGTATCCAATGCTTCTGTTACTCTCTTATCCATCAAAGGCTGGATAAGCTGTTTACCATCAGTAGTTCCAAGAAACTGATTTACTATATCTGTAGTTAAAGGTTTTTCAGGAACCAATTCCTTCAAATAAGTAGTTACATCAGCTACATCTTTGTTTGCCTCAAAGAATTTCTTGACATCTTCTAAAGTAATTTCCATTTTATTTCTCCTTGACCTTTCCAGATTTCTTTGCAGTTACCTTGCCCTGCTCAGAATCAGAAAGTGCAATTTTATTTTGTCCTTTATTGGACAATTTTCTACCTTTCTTTTTTGCATCTAACCTTTTCATTACTTCTTCAGTAGTAATTCCAAGTTTATCTGCTACTGCCTTAATCCTCAATTCTTTATTTCTTTTCTTAATATCAGACATTCGAGTGCTGAGATTAGTAGACGCATTATTCAAAGATTCCTTTCTGCGTTCCCTAGCCTCTAACCTTCTTTGCCTTGCCCTATCCATTAAAACCTCCACATAAAAAAATAAGGTGATCCAGAACCCATCGGCCCTGAATCACCTCTGTTTCTTACAGTCAGCAATTCTAAAAATATAAATATATTATAATCTATATATAGAAAAAATAAAAGTAGCACCAACTATAAAAATTGTACTACTTACTTGAGTAATGTTCTGTCTCCACTGATTCTTTACGAACATCAACAACTCTACCATCCCTAACTACAAATTTAATAGTGACTTCACCAAATTGTTTTCTATTCAATTCAACTTCTACCCATTGTAGATAGGCTTTAATTGAAGTTCCAGTAGTTGAAGTCATACTTATTTACCCTTCTTCTTTTTAGTAAGCCCTTTTATTTTACCCTTGTTCTCAGTGGCATAAAACACACCCTCTCCTTTTTCTTTACCATAAGTTTCCTGCATTGCTTTTTTAACTTTCTTTCCTTTTTTAGTCAGTGGCATACTAACCTCCTTTCACATTTCATTTTCTTTCATTATTTTCAAAAGCTTTTTCAATTGTGTCTTTGTAAGAATAATTTCATAAGTAACTGCTGAACTTAATTCATCACCTACCAATAAGGAAATTGCACTTTCCTCATTACCATTATATTCAGCAAAGCAAAGATCAGCTTCAATTATATTCTTATCTGAAGCCTCTAACCACCCAAATTCACTATCAAAATCGTTCATAAACTACTCCTTATAATAAGTATTTTTCCACTGAGGATATGTCATGTAAGGGGTTTCTTTTTTCTTAAAATCTTCTGGAAGAACAAAAACTTCTACACACCTACAATTAACTCTTTGTTGTGCTGATAAACCCTGCCAAGCAGGGTATGGGGTATGTTCACCACCTGGCCCCCTATAAAAGCCATCATCACCCTTTGTTTGTCCATCCATAGCCCAATGATCCGGTCTAGTTTTTTGGTCATGTATTGCAGACCACTTAATAGTTCCATTTATTCCCAATGCCAATGCTTGTTTATACACTTCATTCATTGCTGCATTAACAGCACTCATACCCTCAGTATTAATAATACGAAATGTCTTGTAATTGGTGATATTAACAGCCTTTTTAACATCTTTTATCATGGAATCAAATGATTTCCCCTACTGTAATCCATTAAATAAGGCTTGTCTTATTTTCATTCTTGCTTCTAATGGGTAATTCTTCAATGCCTCATCAAAAAATTTATTCTCTATATTAAAAACTGAAAACATATTTTTAATTACTGACATTTCGGGAAGATTCAATGAGATATGAGTTCCAATAGCATTATCTAAAGCCCAAGCAGTTCTAATAAAAGCATCTTTATACTGTAAAGGTAAAAGCAATTTAATAGAACTTATATTTTTCTTGATAATTGGATTCAACATATCTATTAACTTTTTTTCTATTCGTGCATAACGCCGATACTTAGTTAATTCAGCCAGTGATAGTGTCCCATTTGTGGCCCATTTCTCATAAAAGGTTTTCATTTCTCCTTTTATTTTAACTAAAACATCATAAAATGCCCTACCTATGAACATTTCTAATTCCTTTTGCATCATTAAAGAGGAATTAAATGCCATTTCAAGTAGGGCAGATATGCTTCTCATGTTAGAACCTCAGCCACGGCTTAATAAACCAATCAACAGATTCCAATTTTTTCATCAACTCTTTTGCTTCTTTCTCCAAACCTTTCTTACCCATTTCAAAAGTTAAAGCACCCACAGTCTTAGGTTCATAATTGAATGGTCGTTCAGGATAAATCAAAGCCATGTCAAGCAATTGTTGCTTACTCAATGAATGAAAAGCTGTTCCTGCTGAATCAACTACTCTATCAATATCAGTTTTAGCATCAATAAGATACTTTTCATACTTCTGTTTCTGTACTACTTCAGTATCAATTATAGGTTCTATAACTACTTCTTTAACTTCTGCATAAGTGGGAACTTCATCTACTACTGCATATCCTACTATAGGAACTGTCTCTTTATTTACTGTTTTCTTCGCCATAATCATCCTCCTCATCAATATTCATTTCTTCAAATTCATCTTCATCAACATAACTACTTCCTATAGGAATAGTTTGAATGGCAAACATATATCCAAACCATTGCCTATACATTCCAAAATAAACTGTGCCATCATCCTCCTGATAAGTTGTGTAATACAAGCAAGGGAATAATTGCTTAAAGTAAAACCAACCTGTTCTTATGATATTGCCTATAATAACTAGAGATTCATTCTTAATAACAAACTCGTCATCTTTTATCTCATACATATTGGCACTTCCTTTCTAGTTAAAATAAAGCTATCAGAAGGATTTGAACCTTCGACCATTGCATTACAGGTGCAACGCTCTGCCAACTGAGCTATGATAGCAATTCTTACCATTTTTTCTATCACCAAACAACTAAATACTTATAATTTGAAGTCAAATAGTCAACAATTCCCATTGTGTGTATACCTATTGTCTTGGTAGCCTTAATTATCTTGGAATCTTTTACAAGCTCAAATCCATGATTCTTCAAATAATCCACAACTTGTTTTTCAGACTCAAACCTTTTTTTCACTTTCAACTCCTTTTACCATAGATATAGAATCACAAAAATCAGGGCATCCAACAGTGAAACCAATTTCATTCTTGGAATCTTCTTCAACTAAAGTTGCTATTGCTGATTTATAAATACTACAAAGAATTTCCTTCTCCTTTAGAAGTGGTGCAAGTTCTTCCTCCACCTTTCTAATTCTACTTGCTAAACCATTAAAAAACAACTCTGTATTTGTCATTCCATATCCTCCTCTGACTTTTCTTCATCTTCTTCCATAGGGTTTACAATAAGATTCTTATTCTGAAAATCACTTACATCAGGCATCATATCTTCTCTTTCTTCCTTTTGCCTACCCAATTCTTCCTCAACATCGGGAACAACATCATCAGGCATAATATCAGCAACAAGATAAGAACTAAATCCAGCTGCTTTCATAGCTACGGCAGTATCAGCAAATTCTTTAAGATTAAGTGGTGAATTTCTCTTATGAGAAATATTAACTACACTATAATCTCCATTTGCTTTATTCAATTTTCTATATATTACATAAATAAGCCTCATTCTCTCATAAAGGGCAACATCAAAATCTGCTTCAGCATCAGAACAAACATTTTCAAAATCAAAAAGCAATCTCTGAATAGCAATACCAGAAGCACCAGTAAACTTTTCACCAGCAAAATCAGGTACATGGGACTGAGTATGAATTTGTTTCTGTATTAAATTAGTCATAAACTGAATATATTGGTGAGGAATATCTTTAGTCAGGAACTTTACATCTGCATCTTTATCCAATCCTTCAAAAATCCTAAAACGCTTCAAATTAGCCAATGCTTTAGAAAAAGCACCAGGTTCTTTCTTTTTCAAAGGATCTACAAGATTCAATTTCTTTAATATAAGATAAGCATTAGCAAATCTATCAAATTCATTCATGGAATCCGAAATTAAGACATCATAACAATCAATAAGAGGGATGATAGGTTCAATCAATCCTAACATTTCATCACCAAAGTAATATGCAACTACAGGAATCTCACCAAAAAAGTTAGGAACTGATACACCATTCTTCACTATAGCCCATTCTTGGTCTGAACCTCTCATTCTAGTCCATTTTTCAATCCTATCAGGATAATATACTTCTACAGAATATCTATCATCAGTTATCCTATAATACCGGATAGCTAAAATCTTTTTGGGGTCAGACCCATAATCATAAAATAGTATCATTTCTCTAGGGTCTACAGTTAAAAACCTTACTTCAGCTTCCATACTAAGGGTTTTAGCATTAAGAATACCATCAGTAAACAAAAGTTCATAACTAACACCAAAAATACCAGTGTTCCTACCAGCCCTAGAAGTTCTAATATGCTCATTATTGATACGGAAATTCCTCATAAGCATAATAAATGACTTAATATCCTCAGCCATTTTCCCTTGAATTTCTTTCACTGTATTAGTCACTTCAGGAACAACATTTTCCATTTCAACAGGAATTTTATCATTGGCAGAACCAATTGGAATCTTTTTAGCCAAATTACCATTTATTTCAGCTGATCTTTGTAATTCTTCTTTAATTTCAATAGGCTTATAAGTAATATATTTGGGTCGATAGGCATATCCAGTGTAAGTGGTAATAATTTTCCTTCCATAAGGAATAGGAACAAGATTATCAGGAGCCATTTTACTTGCACTAGACCCAACATTTGCTTGTCCAGGAAGTTTACTACTAAATGAATTATCCCTATTAATAGTTTCATTATCACCAGAAATTTTTCTATTCAAAATGTTAGTATTCTTTCCTTGATAATATGCCCATAGCTTATCCATTCTTTTTACTTCATTATTTTCATAATCCTGAATGTATTGAAGTATCTCTTGCCCTGTAAGGGCAGTCTTATCTGTTCTTTTAATCTGCATAATTTGCTCCTTATAAACCCAAATAACCTAATACATCATATCCACCATAATCTCCTACAGTTCCCATACTCATGCCATCATGCCAAATGGGTTCCGTACCAAAGCGGAGACAAGAAATTCCGTCATCATTTATTTCCTCAAATTCTTCTGTTTCCATACCAAATCTATCTTTCTTTCTATGGAAAACAGGAAATTCCTTAGCCAAATTAGGGCATTTAGTCTTATGAATATGAATGGTGCGAGAGCATAAATAATCAATACCAAACTTCAAACTCCCTGGCCCCTTTATAGCTCCTTCCACTTTATATCCCTGTTCTTGCCATTCTTTTATTCTATCAGGTTCAGCACTATCAGCAATTATTCTGAAATAGTACATATCCTCACCCCAATAATCTTTAGCCGCTTGAATGAAAGTAGCATTAGTCCAGCCCTTTCCATACAATTCATCAAATATGTAAATATCCTCATCACGGAATCCACCACGTTCAATAGCGCTTGCATGGTTGAATCCAAAATCCATTCCAGTAAACACATTCTCCAAATCATCTTCTTTATAATCAAAATCCTCTATTACATAATTCGTAAACACTCGCTGACCATATACACCCCACAGACCATCAGCATAAACTGTCTTGTAATATGGGTCGGTAATTTCAGACATTTTTCTCTTAGTATCAGCATCCAAAAATCTATTACCCTTATACGTGCTATGATGGGTAATAGCCCCCTTTACTTTTTCATCAAAATACTTCTTCTTAATCCAATGCCCTTCCCAAATCGGGTTCATTGTTAATATCCCCTGTTTCTTGAAGGTAGTACCACCCCTCAATCGTAAGTTTAATTGTTTCACATCATCATCTATACTTTGATCAGCTTCCTCTAGCCAATAATCCGTAGGATCAAAAAATGACTTCAACTTATTAACATCATCCAATCCTACCCCAATAATATCATTATTATTCAACTTACATTTTATAATAGTTTCCGTATCATTATAAGAAAACAAATCATCAAACCCCATATTCCTAATAGTAGCCTTCAATAAATCATAGCAACTATGCCTTACATCCTTCTTCACTTTCCTGCATACCAAATACCTATGTCCTTCTTCAGCCAAAGTCTTGAATATTATCTTTTGCCCAATAAAATACGAATTATGTGTCACGGTAAAATCAGAAAGTAAAAACTTATGATCATTATTAACAGAAAATCCATAGTATTCACCTATTCCTATCTTTATTACAGATATAGGTGTATCTATTCTATCTTTATATATTTTTTTACATAACATTGGTACATATACTTTATAACCATAATGAATTGTTTTCCAAATAATTCCTTTATTCAAATAATCTTTTATAGAAATTTCAACAAATTCATTTGAAAGTACATTTTTCAAACAAAGAATATGTTCTTTATTTACTATGTAAGTATCACCACGATTTTGCTCAACTTTATATAGTTCCCCAATCCCTTTAGTAGTCCCCAACACTTTTCTTGGTTTGAAATCTACTCCCATGAGTAAATCCCCTTCCATCACTTCTTCCACTTTTTTAACTTCACCAGAATACATAATTACAGTAGTCCCCTTGCCAAAGCACTTGCCACTATTGGCTCCCCCAACGAGAACTTCTAATTCATGCTCATCCCAAAGTAATGGATAAAATCCTTCATTCACTACTTCAGGCAAATTATCAAAATTTATCTTTACCATACCCACTATATTAACTTATTTCTATACATAATTAAAGTATTTCTATCTGCTCATATTTTCCTATGGCATTTTTCATTACTTGTTTTCCCCATTTTTACCAAACCCTTATTTTATATGGTTAAAATGAATTTTATCTACTCTAAAACCTTTCAATGTGACATAAAAAACCCTCAAAAAACCCCATAGGAAAATATCATAAACCAAATTTTGTCACATTAAACTCCCCTTATATGTCACATTAAAATTCCCTTTACATCCCCAAGAAAAAACATAATCCCTCCATTTATACTAAAATCCTTTTATAATTCCATATAAATGTTTATATTCCAATATTATCCTTAATAATCTATTATAAATAATCTAAAATACCCATGATATAAATAGTTTTTATATAAATACATTAAAAATAAGCTAAGATACTCATATTATAAATAATTTGTCATTATTACATTAAAAATGGGTCAAAATATTCACAATATAAATAGTTTCTACTAATACATTAAAAATGGGTCAAAATACCCACAATATAAATTGGGAGTAATGCCTATTCTTTTATATTCCATTTCCGGTATATACCCCTTATTGCATATAGCAGATAATGCGCCTGGTGCTATTCCTTACCTTATACTGCATTATTACGCTTATATTGTACTATATTGAATATGCAACTATCTTGGGCATTATATCGCTTGTTAGCTATCAAGTCATTAGTTACTATGCCATATGGTATCCATTAGTATATGTATATAACACAACGAAATAGTATATGATGGAATATGTATGTATCATGCTATAGCATGGTAATATAGTGTAATTGTATATAACATAATGATATAATGATGGAATGATATGATAAAGCTGCTCAAAATCTACTATATAAATAGTATTATCATCCTATAGGATGGAATATGGTATTGAATACTATATATTAAGTGATGGGATACTACCTGGAAAACAATGCTGTATAGTACCAATTGCATATTAAATAAAAACTATGTGAAAGAATACTCACATACTTTGGAAAAAACTATGTGAAAGAATACTCACATACTTTGGAAAAAATGTATGTTAATTGGGAT